CCCCAACAGTGAAAAGCAGATCATCGAGCGTCTGCAAAAGATGGGATGGGAGGCTAAGGAGTTTACAGACAAGGGCCAGCCAAAGATGGACGAGCCCATCTTGCTGGAAGCTGGGCGGGAGTTCCCTGAAGCCAAGCCCTTGGTTGAGTATTCGCTAGTGACCAAGCGACTCAGCCAGATTGCTGAAGGGCGCGGGGCTTGGTTGAAGATGGTGGGGGACGATGGGCGGATGCACGGTCGCTGCAACACCATGGGCACCATCACTTATCGCTTCACCCACAGCAGCCCCAACATGGCCCAAGTGCCGGGTGTCAGAGCACCATATGGAAAGGAGTGTCGTAGCTTCTTCCATGTTGCTCCTGGGTTCCGGCTGGTGGGCTGCGACGTGTCTGGCCTTGAGCTTAGGCTCTTGGCTCACTACATGAGCCGTTGGGATGATGGTGAATACGCCAAGATCATTTTAGACGGGGACATCCACACACGGAACCAAGAGACCGCAGGCTTGTCTACTAGAGATCAAGCCAAGACCTTCATCTATGCGTTCCTGTATGGGGCAGGCGATGGCAAACTCGGTTCCATTGCTAAACCTGACGAGAAGAACGACGCCAAGTTGCGTAAGGTGGGCAAGGAGCTACGCCGACGCTTTATGGCCAAGACACCCGCGTTGGCTCGGCTGTCTGAGGCCGTCCGTGTCAAGGCTGCAAAGCACAAGAGACTTGAGGGGCTGGATGGTCGTGTGATCGTCGTGCGCTCTGCCCACAGTGCGCTGAATGCTTTGATTCAGAGTGCGGGCTCTATCGCTACTAAAACCGCTACGGTTCGTTTTCGGCACCTGATGGAAGGTTCTGGTCACCAGATGCCAGACGACTGGTGTCTAGTTGCTCATGTTCACGATGAGTGGCAAACAGAGGCTAGGGAGAGCATCGCAGATGAAACAGCAAGACTTGCCATCCAGTCCATCGAAGAAGCTGGAGACATCCTTGAACTTCGGTGCCCCATCACAGGAGAAGCCCGTGTCGGAGCAAACTGGGCAGAAACCCACTAATGATTATCTTGCTGGATATCTTGATGCAGACGGGTGTGTGCGCTTTTCTTCTGGCACGCCTCGCATTGAGATAAGCAGCGTATTCCCGTGGATCCTAGAGGAGTATATCCTGCGTTGGGGAGGGAGTATTCGGAAGATGACTAGCAAGCACAGACGACCCGTGTGGCGGTGGATTGTCTCTGGGGACAAGGCAGAGCGGTGCTTACTTGCTCTGCTTCCTTACCTGTATGTCAAGAAGGCCCAGAGCCAGTTGGTCCTTCAAGCTCGACGCATCAAGCCGGGTCCCTACAGGGAAGCAGTGATTGCCCAACTAAAGGCCCTCAAGCACCAGGAATACCATGGTTAAAGCATACGTTGATGGGGATGTAGTCATATACAGGGCTGCACTGAATGCCGAGACCATTTGTGATTGGGGGGATGACCTCTGGTCTATCGCTGCTGATCTTCGGGAGGGTCAGGGTCACTTCAACTGCACTCTTGCTGATATCGCAGCAGACTTGGGCATCTCTAGGGAAGATGTGGTGGTTTGCGTAAGTTGCAACGGTCCCACATTTCGCCACGAGCTTCATCCGGCATACAAAGCAAACCGCACGGGACGCAAGCCTTTGATATTCCGTGCGCTCAGAGACTGGACTGTCGAGCAGGGAGCACTTCGGTGGGACCGGCAGGAAGCCGATGATGTATTAGGCATCTTGGGAACCCGTGATCCTGAGAGCATCATCGTAACGATCGACAAGGATCTGAAGTCCGTCCCAGGCAACCACTGGAATCCTGACAAGAAGGAGAACGGTGTCGTCAAGGTCGGCCAAGACGAGGCTGACTTCTTTTTCTTGACTCAAGCGATTGCAGGAGACAGCACTGATAACTACAAGGGCGTCCCTGGCATGGGCATGGTCAAGGCAAAGAGACTGTTGGAGAAAGAGGGAGCCTCGTGGCAGACCGTTGTAGATGCCTATGCCAAGGCGGATCTTCCTGAGTCAGAGGCCCTTCTAAATGCTCGTATGGCTCGTATCCTGCGAGATTCTGATTGGAACCGAAAGAAGAACACCGTTACCCTTTGGAACCCCGCGTGAAGATATTTCTGCTGAACGGACCCCCACGAGTTGGCAAGGATACAACAGCCAACATGTTGTCGGCGATGCTGGAGAATGCCCGCATCATGCGGTTCGCTGAACCAGTCAAGATGTCGGCACACGCGATTATGCGGATGCTGAAGGGGTCTGGGACGGTTCCGCTGTGTGAGGCTTTTGATGGGTGCAAGGACGAGCCAAGCCCTTACTTTAGGGGCCTAGCTCCCCGCGAAGTCTACATCGCAGTATCCGAAGATTTGTGTAAGCCTTTGTTCGGAAAGGACATCTTCGGGAAGCTGCTGGCAGAGCGCATCCAAGAGATGAAAGATCAGGGGGTTGAGAACTTCATCATCCCCGACAGCGGTTTCCAAGAGGAGGCCATGGTCCTCAAGCAGCACTTCGGAGATCAGGTATATGTGCTGAACTTGCGTCGAAACGGCACTTGCTTTAATGGAGACAGCCGGGGCCGGATCTACCTGAAGGACAACCTGACTTATGACATCGGGAATAACGGCACCCGTGGAGACCTAAGAGTTCGGGTTTCTGAGGTTCTTCGTGACATTGAGAATGGATGGGTTCGGAGCGATGACTGAAGAGAAGCAGGCAAAGCGTCCTGGGCGTAAGTCTAAGGATCGCCAGATGTTGGAGAAGGTTCTGGAAGTAATGGAACTGGTGGATTCTGACTGCCGTCATGTCCAGACATGGCAGTTCTACAGGGAGCGCCAAGGAGAGCCGGACCCCCATATCTTCAACAGAACCCTTAAGGAACTGCGGGAGCATATGGCTGATGCCTAAAGATAACGCTGGCCATATGGATGAGGATGACGAGTTTCCGTTCATTCCGCCCGATCTTCTTGAAGCTCTAAGCAGTAAGCTGCCGGAATACATCCCGCAGCCTGGGGTTCCTCCAGAGAAGTATTGGTATGAGATCGGACGCCGTTCGGTCCTACAATATCTGCGGCAGGAATCCCTAAACCAACGCAAGAGGTAGTATGTGCAGCCCACCGACCCCCCGTCCGCCTAGCCGTCCTGCGGCACCGCCAGAGGCTCCGCTGCCTCTAGCCAAGGCGTTGCGTCCCGCACGGGCACGCCGTGACCAAGGGGGTCGTGATACGCTGTCCCGCCTGCGGATTCCCGTAGCACCTCGTCCGACGACCGCAGGAGTCCCGCAATGATGATTGACGGCCAGACCGCTGCGGGCTACTACCACAACTGCACCGCTGATCGGGAGCCCTTTCTTCGTAGGGCACGGGATGTCTCGAAGCTGACCCTGCCGAGCCTTGTGCCGCCTGAGGGTCACACGAACCAGACGCTTCCTACGCCATATCAGGGCTTGGGTGCTCGGGGTGTCAACAGTCTGGCCTCCAAGCTGCTGCTGGCTCTCTTTCCGCCGAACCAGAGTTTCATTCGGCTTCGCCTGAGCCCGGATGCTCTGGCACAGTTGGGGGAGGGCCAAGCTCGTAGTGAGGTGGACGCCGCTCTGGCAGGGATCGAGAAGGCACTGGATGCGGAGATGGAGCGCCGTGCTCTCCGCCCGTATCTGCACGAAGCCAAGAAGCACCTGCTGGTTGCGGGCAACGCGATCCTCTACATTCCCCGTGAAGGTCAGGCCAAGGTCTACCACCTGAGGGACTTTGTCATCAAGCGGGACCCCTCGGGCAACGTGCTGGCTATGGTCATCCGTGAGGAGATCAGCCCCCGTGCGCTGCCTGAAGATGTCTTGGAATCTGCGTCGAACATCGACCCCAATGCAGAGTTTGAAGCGATTTACACCGCTATCGTTCTGGAGGACAAGAAGTATCGTGTCTTCCAAGAGGTGGGTGGTGAAGTCATCCCGGAGACGGAGGGCAGCTACAAGCCTGAGCATCTCCCCTGGATCCCGCTTCGCATGGAGCCCATCAGCGGGCAGAGTTACGGCTACGGCTACGTTGCCAGCCTGCTTGGGGATCTTGCAAGCCTTGAGGGTCTCTGGAAGGCTCTAGTGGAAGCCGCTGCGGTTTCTGCTCGGACAGTCTTCTTGGTCAACCCTGCGGCCACTACCAAGATTAGCCACCTGAATCGTGCAGAGAACGGCGCGTTTGTCAGCGGAATGGCTGATGACATCGCCCCCCTGCGTGTGGACAAGGGTGGTGATATGGGCGTGGCCTTCCAAGCTATCGAGCAGTTGACCCGAAGCCTTGGGTTCAGCTTCCTGCTCAACCAATCTGTCCAGCGTTCTGGTGAGCGCGTGACGGCAGAAGAGATCCGGTTCTTGGCTCAGGAACTGGAGGATGTCTTGGCAGGCACCTACAGCCTGCTGGCCCAAGAAGAACAACTTCCCATCGTCCGACTGATGCTCCACCAGATGGAGCGTCGGGGCGATATCCAGAAGCTGGAGGGTGTGGCTACCCCCACCATTGTTACTGGCCTTGAGGCTCTGGGCCGTGGGCACGACCTGATTCGCCTGGACACGTTCGTCCAAGGTGCCGGTCAAGTGCTCGGTCCCCAAGCCCTCATGCAGTATCTCAATGCTGGGGACTATCTGACCCGTCGAGCTACGGCAGTGGGGATCCAGTCAAGTGGCTTGATCCGATCCGAAGAAGAAGTCCAGCAGATGAACGCGATGCAGCAGCAAGCTGCGTTGACTCAGGCTGCTACCCCTGAGGCCATCCGGCAAATGGGCAAACAAATTAGTGATGGAGGCGAGTAGTGGGTGAACAACATTCCGTTCAGATTCAAGATTCAGGTGCGGTGAGCCAAGCTCCTACTCCTGATTCGGAACTTAGGGATGCTGTCGCGCAGCAAGAGGGTCAGGAGCAGGCACCTCAGGAACAACCAGAGGTCCAGTCAGAGCGCCCAGAGTGGCTCCCTGAGAAGTTCCAGTCTCCTGAGGATCTTGCCAAGGCTTATGGTGAACTAGAGAGCAAGCTGTCCGATGATGGTCAGCCCAATGCTCTTGAAGCCTTCTCCAAGGAATACGAGGAGAACGGGCAACTTGGGGATGCCAGTTATGACAAACTGGAGAAGATGGGTATCAGCCGAGATATGGTTGATCTCTACATCTCTGGTCTCCAGTCTGCCCAAGACCAAGAGTCTAAGGCTGTCTACGACATCGTTGGGGGCCAAGAGCAGTTTGAGAAGATGGCTGCTTGGGTGGGGACCAACCTTGCAGAAGGTGAGGTCAACACGCTGAACGAGATGCTGGTCCAAGGTGGGGAGTCAGCAAAGATGGCTGCTCAACTTATCAAGACCCGCTACGATCAGGTGAACGGTCGAGAGGCTTCTCTTATCCAAGGGAACGTGTCGTCCACCAGTCAGTCTACCTTCCAGTCTTACCACGAGCTTATGCAGGCCATGGGAGACCCCCGCTATCAGACGGACCCTGTATACCAAAGGCAGGTCGCTGCTCGCCTCGCAGCCAGCAAGGATTTGCTCTAATGCGTTGGCTTTACATGCTGGGGGGTGCCACTCTTTTGACTAGCTGCGGCATCCTCGACGCTGGTCAGGTCCAGGCCGTCACCGACGTTGTCAACCAACTGGAGGCCAACCAAGCCATCACGATGGAGCAGGCCGAGGCGCTTCGGCAGGCCATCCTGACCAACACTGGTGACCCGTGGTGGCTACAGTTGGGCAAGGTGGTGCTTGAGGTTGGTCTTGCAGTCGCAGGCGTGCGTCTCTGGCGCGGTCCTTCTGCTTCTGTGGCCGAGCGTGCAGCGCGTGTTGCAGCGA